TTCGGTTTGCTGTATGACTCGTTGGAGGCGCCACCGGAGGCGCCGTTGAGCGCTGAGGCTGCCCCGGATGTCATTCGGTCCATTCGTGGCGATTCGGTGTGGCTGGACGTCAAGCGGATCATCAAGTCGATCCTGAACCCGGCGAACCCGCCGAGCGAGTCGCGGCGTAAGTGGTACAACCAGATCACCGCGGCCGAGGATGCTTGGACGACCCGGCAGGACTGGGATCTACTCGCGGATCGTGACGTCGAGGTATTGCCGACCGATGAGGTTGTCCTGTTCTTGGACTGTTCCAAGAACGACGACGCGACAGCGCTTGTCGGTTGTCGGGTCGAGGACGGTCACCGGTTCGTTCTGGGCATGTGGCAGAACCCGGGCGGCGAGATCGGGAAGTCGTGGACGACTCCGCGTGACCGGGTGGATGAACGTGTCCGCGAGACGATGGAGCGGTTCAACGTCGTCGCGTTCTTCGGTGACCCGTCGCATGTGTTGGATGACGAGTCACGGGAACGTTACTGGGATGGTCTGTTCGATGAGTGGCACCGTCGCTACAAGGACACCCTGAAGTTGTGGGCACTGCCTGGTCAGGGCAAGGGTCACGCGGTGATGTGGGACATGACGAACCCGCAGCGGGTGGCCGAGTTCGTGGCCGCGGTTGAGCAGACGTTGGAGGAGATCGACGACTCCCGTCGCTCGTTCGACATGGGCGAGGGCGTGAAGCGGTTCACCCATGACGGGGATCCGCGGCTCGCTGCGCATGTCAGGAACGCGCGACGGGCGCCGGGCCGTTATGGCGTGTCGGTCGCCAAGAAGTCGCGGGAGTCCCGAGACAAGATCGACCTCGCGGTGTGCATGGTCGGCGCGGGCATGGTCCGTCGTTTGTACTTGAACAGCAAGAAAGCAGAGAAGGTCCGCTCGGGGATCGCGTATTTCCGGCAACGATTCTGAAGGGGGTAGCCCGTGGCGTTCAGCAAGCGTGATGCGTTGGACGCTGCGAGAGCTATCTTGTCGGGCGCCCGGACGGTTGAGGCACCGCGGTTGGACAAGATCAAGGCGTGGATGACGCCGGGGATGATCCCGAACGTTGAGATTCCGTTGGATGCGCCGCCCGTGATGCAGCGGTTGGCGGCCAAGTCGGAGTCGAACTATCTGCCGTTGGTGGCGAAGGCGTTTTCGCAGCGGTTGAAGGTTGACGGCTACTACTCGTCGAAGTCACCGGAGCGTTCTCCGGCGTGGGATTACTGGCGCCGGAACCGGATGAATGCCCGGCAGACTGGCACGCATCGGGCGGCGATCACCTACGGCGCGTCGTATGAACTGCTGTTGCCGGGGTCGAATGGGCCGGTTTCTCAGGGGTTGTCACCGCGGCGCATGACGGCGGTGTATCAGGATCCGGCGCATGATGAGTGGCCGATGTTGGCGTTGGACGTCGACGGGCAGATGATGCGGCTGTTCGATGACACGAACGTCTATTACATCGGGATTGAGAACAAACCGCGGGGCACGTTCGAGGGTGAGACGGCGAATCTGCTCGCCGGCCGGATGGATTTTATCGAGTCCCGCTCGCATGATGCCGGGGTTTGCCCGGTGGTTCGGTTTCAGGATCGAATGCTGTTGGACGGCGAAGAGCAGTTCGGCATCATCGAGCCGTTGCTGGGGCTGCAGGCCAGGATTAACGAGACCACGTTCGGTCTGATGGTGACTCAGTTCTTCGCGGCGTTCAAGCAACGCTATGTGATGGGTTGGGTGCCGTCGTCCGAGGTTGAGGCTATGAAGGCCAACGCATCCGACGTGTGGTATTTCGACGACGCGGACGTGAAGGTCGGGCAGTTCCAGGTGTCGGACCCGAATAAGTACATCGACAGTAAGAACGACGCCAAGCGGGATCTCGCTGCGATCGCGCAACTGTCGATGCAGAACATGGGCACCGACGGCATCTCGAACATCAGCGCTGAGGCGTTGGCGTCGTTGCAGAACAGCGAGGACGCCGAGGGTGACGAGATGGCGACGAGCCTCGGTGAGTCGTGGGAATCGTGGTTCCGGCTGGCGTCTCACCTGAACGGCGACACGGCAGGCGCGTCCGACTTCGCGTCCGAGGTTCGTTGGGCTGACAAGACTGCCCGGTCGTTCGCGCAGACCGTCGACGGTCTCGGGAAGCTCGCGCAGATGTTGGAGTTCCCGGTCGAGTTGCTGTGGGAGAAGGTTCCCGGGGTGTCGGACACTGACATTCAGCGGGGCGCGCAGATGCGTAAGCGTGACCAGGCGCAGCAACGGTTGTCGACGTTGGCGACGGCGGCTCAGGCTGCGCGTCAGCAGAACCCGGCTGTGGCTGCTGCTGCGGCGGCGCAGGGCAATGCCAACACTGGATGAGGTAATCGCCTACCAGTCGTCGGTGGGTGACGTGTCGACGTTGGCGATGGCTGACCTGCTGGACCTGTGGAACTCGCTGACTGGCGGTGATCCTGGGGCCGTTGCGGGTGATGTGCGCGGTGTGCTGCCTGATCTGATCGATGCCTATGTGCCGTTGTCCGCGGAAGTGGGTGCGTCATTCTACGACGATGCTCGCGCGGCGGCTGGCTCGCCCGGTGCGTATCTGGCTCGGCCCGCAGACCCGCCCGCTGCCGGCCAGGTCCAAGAGTTGATCAGTTGGGGTGTTGCTCCGCTCTTTCGTGTCGACTCACCTGACCCCGACCTCGCGTTGTCCAGGTTGACGGGCGGCGTGCAGAAGATCGTCGCTGCGGGCGCACGTGACACGGTGGAGTTCAACGTCGGCGAGGATCCCGCGCAACCGCGGTTCGCCCGGCATGCGTCGGCGAATGCGTGCGCGTTCTGCGCGCTACTCGCAACGCGGGGCGCGGTGTACCGGTGGGAGGACACCGCCGGCGCGAAGTACCACGACCATTGCCATTGCGTCGCGGTCCCTGTGTTCCCCGGAACCGCGTATGAACCGGCGCCGTACGTGAAGGGATGGGAGGACGCCTACAAGTCGGCACGCGCCGACGTGGGCGGTAAGACGAAGGACATCCTCGCCCATATGCGACTGTCGCTCGGCGCCAAATAGCTCCCGTGCCCTGGTGGCGCGGTTTGCAGTAACCATCTATCGCCCCAGGAGGGCATCACATGTCGGACACGACTACGGCTGAAACGACCGCTGAAACCGATGCCCCGGAGGCTGAGGAAACCAGCACGGAATCGTTCGACCAAGACCGTGCGATGGCCAAGATACGCAAGGCCAACGACGAAGCCAAAGGGCTACGCGCCCGAGTCAAGGAACTGGAAGCCCTCGAGGCCAAGGTTCGCGATTACGAAGAGTCGCAGAAGTCGGAAGCGGAGAAGGTCCAGGAGCGCGCCGCGAAAGCGGAGCAACGTGCGTTGGCCGCTGAAACCGAGTTGATCCGTGAGCGGATCGCCCGGCGTCACCAGATCAGCGACGACGACCTGGAACTACTCGGGACCGGCACCGAGGATCAGATCGAGGCCCGCGCCAAGCGGATCGCAGCCTTGCAGGCTGCGGCTGTGGCAGCGAAGGCGACTGTCCCACCGTCCGATAAGCCCGTCGAGAAGTTGCGCCCAGGTGCCACCTCCACGGATGACGACATCACGTCACCGGACGCCTACCCATCGTCATGGCGGACAGCCAGGACGTTACAGACCCGAAAGGACTAAGGCATGGCAAACGAAGCCATCCCCCTGTTCCGGCCCGGCTCGGATGTCACTTGCCTGACGACCGCTGCCGTGACCGGGAAGACGTTCGTGGACATTTCCGCGACCGTCGACGCAACAACCGGACTACTGAAGGTCGCGACCTGCGCGGCAGGCGCGAAGGGTCTCGGTGTCGCCACGTACGACGCGGCTTCCGGCGCAAGGGTCCCCGTGATCTGCGGCCCCGGAACCATCGTGTTCGTGACCGGCGGCGCGGCTATCACCGCGGGCGCCGAGGTCGAGGTCGGCACCGGCGGCAAGGTGATCACGTTGGCGTCCGGTAAGGCCGTCGGCAAGTCGCTGGGCACCGGCGCGAACAACACCGACACTCTCATCCGGCTCTACTGAGGAAGGGGCATAGACAATGGCAAGCATCCAAGATTCTTACCCGCTCGGAACCCCTTCGGTCGCGAACTCTGCGATCACCATTGCGCTGATGCTGGATCAGCCGACGCGCATCAACCGGTACCTGTCGGATCTGTCGCTGCAGAACCTGTTCGCGGCCGACATCTTCAACACCGGCGGAGGCGTCACCGGTGGGGCGCTGGTCTTCGATCAGTTGACCCTGAATGACCTGTACCTGGATACCGCGCGGTCGGTTCAGAACGTTGAGCCGGGCGCGGAGTTCCCGATCGTCACTCACACCCAGGGCGCGCCGACCGTGGCGCTCGTCGAGAAGTTCGGTGGCAAGTTCTTCGTCACTGATGAGGCCCGTGACCGGAACGACCAGATTTCGTTCCAGCGCAAGGCGAACAAGCTGCTGAACGACATCGTGAAGGGCCTGAACACTCGGGCGCTCACAGCGTTGGACGCTGCGATCACCACGTACACGGCGACGCAGACCGTGACGGGCGTGAACTGGGGCACGGCGACGACCACGGCTGCGGTATCCAAGACCGCTGCGGGTGATCCGGCGTTCGACTTCGCCAAGGTGCAGTTGGCCGCGGACGTCGCGGAGCTCGGGTACGACATCGACACCTGGATCGTTCACCCGAACCAGGCATCGGTGCTCCGCGTGCTGTACGGCGCCGGGAACGTCAACGCTGTCCTCGGCGACAACGGTGTCCGGAACTTCATCGTTTCGGCGCGCGTGACCGCCGGCACCGCGTATGCGGTGGCGTCCGGTCAGGTCGGCGAACTCCGGTTCGAGAAGGGCATCTCCACGGAGACGTGGCGGGAGCAGGCGACGCAGCGGACGTGGGTTCAGTCCGACGTGCGCCCGGTCATCGCTGTCACAGATCCGTACGCGGCGTACAAGATCACCGGCTTGGCCGGCTGATTCATTCCGGGAAGGGGTGAACCGTCATGGCTTTCACTAGTCCGTTCGATGTGGCGGTTCGTCTCGGCCGCGACCTGACCGACGCCGAGAAGTTGCAGGCGCAGTCGTGGTTGACGGATGTGGAGACGCTGATCCGTTCGCGGGTCAGCGACTACGCAACCCGGGTCAGCGATCCGGATTTCGTGGCGTTGGTCCGGCTGGTGGAGGTCAAGGCGGTTCGCCGGGTGTTCCTGAACCCGAAAGGGGCCAGGCAGCATTCGGAAACCATCGACGACTTCACCCAGTCGGACACGTTCGACGTCACGATCGCAGGGTCGGATCTGTTCGTCACCGACGAAGAGTGGCAGCTACTCGGCGCCGGGTCCGCTCGTGCGGGTTCGTTCTCGATGGCTACCGGGTTCGTTGGGGTCACACCGTGGACGTAACGGGTCCGTTGGCCGCGGGTCGTGTGCTGGCTGAGGCGAGGATGCGGGACACGTGCAGTGTCGCGGTCCCGTCCACCACGCAGGGCACGATCGACCCGGACACCGGGCTGGAAACCGATACGGCGCCAACAGTTCTGTACACGGGTCGGTGCCGGCTGCGGATGGCCGGCACCGTTTCGGGTGCATCTGCCCGCGAGGTCGCGGGTGACCGTGTGTCGACGTCGTCGCCGACGTTGTCGGTTCCGGTGTCGGCGCCGCGGTTGCCGGTCGGTGCGATTGTCACCATCACCGCTGTTCCGGCCGACGACCCGGCTGGGCATTTGCGGCAGGGTTTCCGCGCTCGGGTGTCGGGGTTGCTGTTGGGCACCGACGTAACGGCACAACGGGTTCAGGTTGAGGCGGTGACGGGGTGATCGTCATCGACGCTTCGGATGCGTCTCGGCTGGCGAAGGAAATGGCTGCGCACACATCGAAACTGGGCGCGCTGATCCAAGGTGTGATGCGCGCACAGGGGTCGGTCATCGAGGCTGAGGTTAAGGCGTTGGCCCCGGTGACTAGCAAGGTGCCGGGATACACGAACACGATCCGTTCCAGGGTCACCCCGGTTGCGGCGGGCGCGACGATCACTGTCGAGTCGTCGTCTCCGTTCGGGTTCATCTTGGAGTTCGGCGCCGGCCGGTCCGGTCCGCACCCTCACTTCGGGCCGGTGTTCGACCCGGCTGCGGCTCGGGTGGAGCAGTTGTTGTCGGCGTTGGCCGAGACGATCTGATGGCCGTCGCCGACGAAGTTCTCACGCTGCTCGTGGCTGCTCTGCCGAACGACGTTGCGGTGTACGACGCATCGGTGCCCGGGTCGCCACCTGACCGGTACGTCGTCCTGTACTCCAACAACGGGCAGCGTTCGCCGGGCGCATGGGATGGCGTGTCCCGGGATCAGTCGTTCTTCTTTCAGGTCACTTCGGTCGCTAGCCGGCCGAATGTGAATGCTTCGGCCCGCCCGCGTGTCTCGTGGTTGGCGGACAAGGTTCAGTCGGCACTCACGGATGTGGAGCTGACTGTCCCCGGATTTGTGTGCGGGCCGATTCAGCATGTCCTGTCGAACCCGCCGCAGGTCGATGAGGACGTGAAAGACCGCCCAACCGTTTACGCGGTCGATCAATTCTCACTGCTCGCATCCCGCACATAGGAGACCCGCATGACCACCAAGAAGGATGCACCGCCACCCGACGACGACTACTCATTCGGTGTCGAGCTGCCTCACCATGGCGAGGGCTATGACCCGACATGGAACTTGCCCACCTTCGCACCACTGGACGACTCGGCTCCCGATGTGGTGCCGGCCACCACCACCACTAAGCACAAGGAGAGCTGATCATGGCGAACGATCGCGTTATCGACATTGCCAAGACCAAGGTCATCGCTGTGACCACAGTCGTCGCACCGCTGGCGCCGACTGTCGCGGAGATGACCGCGGGTCTGGACATCACCGGCGCTCTGACGTCCGGGACTGAGATCGACTTCGCGGATA